CTTGTTGCTGTAGCAGTACAGTTAGCGGAGAGGGTGATAACGTTGCCATTTATTGCAATGATTGTTGTACCTACAGGAATACCTGAACCTGTTACGGATTGTCCAATTTTAACTCCTGTGACATCATTAACAGCAGTTATATTGGGACTGCCGCTTGTTGTATTTCCTGTTCTCGCTGTTGAATTATGTGATGCTTTAGACAGCGTGAGTGTCCCTGAACCTATCGCCGATATAAGCGTATCGTTTTGCAGTCCGTCACCTGTAATTTTCATCCCGACTGCGAGACCATTGGTTGATGATACTGAAGCAATGCCAGTACCTGCTACTGTGAGTAATCCGGATAGACTAACTTCTTTCTTGATCGGGTTACTGAGAGTAAGAACACTACCGGATATAGCAAGTATTGTTGTATTGTCAGGTATACCGTCTCCTGATATCTCCATCCCGACCTCAAGTCCTGTGGCACTTGCTACGACTATACGATTAGATCCGTTTGTAATAGTGGCTGTAGTTGTGATGTTTGAAGTCAGGGTAATGGTACGATTACCATCACCTGAGCTTGTTACTGTTCCTTTTGAATAGTTTCTGGTCTTTAATTCAAACTTTCCATTCTGCACGTTATATACATAAGCGTCTTTATTTGTAAATGCAATAAGATACCGGTTATCATTCCTGAGCTTCTTGAAGAGACTTACCCCTGTAATGTTATCTCCGAGAGAAGTGGCGCCAAATTCAGCAATACCGAATCTGGATTTAATGACTCCGTCCTGAAAGATTATATTCTCACCGGCCTGCAGAATGTTATCTTGAAGCTTCCTTGCCGGGAGGTCTTTTAATATTGATGCAAATGATATAGAGCCTGTATTGTACATTTATGATTCCAATACTGTTAAACGTTTTTTCAGTTCCTCAACTGTTGAATAATCATCTATCTGCTTGATTGTAATAACTTTAGTCAAAGCAGTAAGATATTCCTTAAGTTTCGGGTCAAGGTCTGACGGTATCTGAGGTAATGATATTTGTGGGGAACTTGCCATTATGATATTGTTGCAACTCCATTTGTGGTATGGTGATTGAGAACTGCAAATAAATCGATAGCCCATGATGCAGCTGCAACATTATATCCTGTTGCATAAAGTACTATATCATATTGGCCAGGTTCTAATTGAATTAGATTACTCTTTGTATATGATTGTGTAGATGTAGCTATTTCTGATATACCAGCATTTGTCATTAATCCAGCAGATCCCATTTCAACCTGCCAGACTGAAGATGTTGAATTATAACGTGCAGATAATGTCATTTCACCGATTGCACATTGGGATGGATTTTTATATTTAACTGTAATTTTTGCTGTTGCTCTATTAGATGCTGTTGAACCACCGGTTGATGCCGTTGCTGTTAACCGCATCAATGCTTTTTTAGTCAGTGTTAAGGTTTTAGTTTCTGACCATGAACCAGTGTTAACTGTTCTACTATTACTATAAAGCGGTATTAGTGTCTCGTTTTTTAGTTCCTGTAAGTTCCTGATACTATGACCATTAGCATTAATATCATTCTGTAATGTGTTCAATTTAATAACTCCATTCTCTGTTAATTGATTTACTAAGCCATCATCATCCATCCAGAAAAGTTCAATGACTCCATCAACAATCTTACTATAGACAATACCAGCTCCAGTGATAATTGAAGGATCTGACTCAAGTGGGTATAAAGTAACTTTATTATGGTATCCGTCACAGTTAGCCTCCAATGGATCAAGCACTCCAGACATGTGGTGATCCTGTTCAAAGTGTTCTTTGAGTTCAGATTTTAAAGTCCTTATCTCGTCGTCACCATCCCCGGCAAGCTCATTATCTCCTGGTATGGTTACATCCCATATTCTGCTTAACATAGTTACCTCAGTGTTATCTCTTTGAGTGTATTGGTATTGTTTTTCACGGCATAAGTTAGCTTGCAATTACCGTTTACCAGTTTGCAAAATAGTATTGCTCCGCTGGCTGGTAATTGTGCTATTCCTGTAGTTGGATTCATCGGGTAGGGCATTTTGTCAGCAAGGGTATTGACTGTTATACCTTTCATCGTGAGCTTATCATGCCCGTCTGTCAGTGCGGTGTCTGTCTCGTTAAGGTGATGGTCGAGAGTATATCTCTCCTCAAACATCTCTTTAGTGAGACGGAGATTTGCAAATACCTGGCTGAAGTAATCTGTTGGGTAGGGAGTTGATAATTTGTATTCGCTCTGCATGATTGCCTACTTACTATTAAGTTTATCCCAGCAGGATTGCTCATCTTTACTCGGCCACCTGTTTTCCGGTTTGCCGCAAAAGGTATATCGTTCTCTTGCCCGGCACTCCATCCATTGCGCATTACACTTCTCGGGATTCTTCGGATTGCGGAAATCACAATCCCTTGCAGCAAAGCAGGGATATAGTTCTCCTTCCTGAATTACTGGAGGTTTAGCGCATGATGTAAATGATATCATAATCATTGCTGCGAGAACCAGCATCGCCACGCCTGCAAGGAGTTTTAACAGCTTGATATCGGGTAACATTATTTTCCTCCGAATATTGCAGCGAGTATTTCAGCGATTGCACCGGAGTAAAACCCGTAACAGGTTACTGCTCCGATTATAAGCAGAAGTAATATCAACCGCTTATACATCTTTTTACTGCTGAGTATCTTAATAAATCCGTTCATAATATCTTTTGCGCTCATGCCATGCCTCCGATGTTATATTCAACTACCCATACAAGGGTGTCTGTTTTCAATGCTGTTTCTGCTTTAACGTGTGTGCCTCTCCAGGAAGTGTCAGAAAGATAAAGCACTCCATCTATTACATATCCTGCCATGAAGTGTGTGCCGTGTTCATTCTCAATTTTAATCTGATAGAGTCCATCCGGTAAATCATATATGGTTTTGGATTCAATCAGTTCAACATCAATGCCGAGTCTTGAAAATATGTCCCGCTTCCTGCTCTTAATCCATCCGATATTGCTTCTGCTGATATCTTCGTTATCGAGTAAATACTTGAACCATTCGCTGAATGTCATTGTGATTAAGCCTGCTCCGTAAAGCAGCGCGTAAGTTGACAGAATATTACAGGCTTTCCCTGCTGCCGCTTTCGCTTCAGGGAGAGAGCATCTTAATACAGATTGTATCTCTGCATAGACTTTACTCCCTCTTGCCTTCTGTTTGTGTGTAGAAGTAAAATCATCTATGCGTTTGATTGCTTCACTGTTCATTTATTTTATCAATCCTGTCATGGATTCTGATATGGTCTTCTCTATTTTCTGAAAACAAATCTCTGTTTTCTGCTGCATGTTGTTTGAATATATAAGCAACAAGGCCGCCGATAAGTATAAGCAGAGAACCGATAAGAGCCAGAATCCAGCCAATAGTCTGTAATATAATTTCATGTTGCATTTCATTATATCTCCCTCATCAGACTCCGTTATATTCAAGGTCTTCAAGCATTGACTGTCTTCGCCTGTAATCTTCCCGCTGCAGCTGCTCCATGTCATCAGTGAATCTTTCAAAATAACGTGCGCTTGCGTTAGATTCGTCCAGATCCTGCTTAAGTTCAGATACAACATAGTTTACTATTGCGCTTCCTCCGTACCGCATAAGGTCATCTTCAAATGTTGCATCAATTGTCATTACAAGAAATTTCCAGAGATGCAGATTTATAACAATGTCTGATTCCTGCGGTATTGGATGCAGATACATATTGTTATTCATAAGCGCATAGCATTTAGCATAAAGAGCTTGTTGCCTTGCGCTGTTTAAATATTTCAGTTCGTCAAAATGTACAACCGGGATTGATGGTAAATACTTTGTATCACCCTGCAGCTGCTGGCGTATCTCTATCATTTCTTTATAAGCATCGGGGAGAGCATAAGCTTCCTGGGCTGCGATTGTATTCTGAGTGATAGAGAATCGCATAAACCAGTAATTATAATCCTGCTGTATCTTTCTGTGTGCTCTGAATATCATCTGTGGAAGATAATTAGCTATTGCTGCAGGGGGAGGGGATGCCCCCAAATCCCCCCAGCATTTATAGCATATCAGGTTATATATTTCCTGGTATGTCATTGCACCGGATCCTTGGATGCAAGAGCAAATTTAGCTTTTAGTTCTTCGTTCTCAGCTGCAAGCTTGGCCTGTTCTTCTTCTTTCGCTGCTTTTTCAGCTTTAAGAGTTTCATTTTCAGCTGCAAGCTTGGCGTCTGCATCAGCTTTAGCCGCTTTATTTGCTTCTGCAACATCGAGCAGAATAACTTTGAATCTTTCATTCTGGAATGATTCAGCTTTTTCACCTTTATCGATGTTGATATCCTCAAAGATATAGCGTGTTTCTACTGCATCATTCAGTGCATGGATTACAGATTCAGGTACGTCACCTTCGTAATTATCCGGGAAGATGTATGTCTGACCGTTTACGGATGCAGAGATACTTTTACCCCTGCTTTCAAGGTTTATAAGTTTCGCTTTTATCATTTTTTCTTTTGCCATTATAGTTCTCCTTTATATGAACCTGTGAGCTGCAACGTAAATTACTTGTGTTGCTGTGTTGATGGCATCAGTACCGATTGTAAAACCATCATCTGTCAGAGTAATACCGTTTGATGATATTGCTGATTGAGCAGAAGCAGCTTCTTTAAGCATTGAGCCTGCTGCCATTCCCTGGATGTAGGTTCCCTTCAGGTTTCCTGTTATGTTTATCAATTCAACTTTACCAGGTTTAAACCCGCATTTAACCGTAATCAATGCACCGGTCCCTGTTATTGTCTCAACGTGTAAATATTTTTCCATGTTTTTTATCCTTCAGTTATGTTATGCCGGGATTTCTCCCGGCCTGTTGTTATGCAGATACAGCTACTTCATATCTGTACATCTTGGTATCATCATTGATGATAGCACCATGGCGAGCTTTGAAGGCCACTGTTCCGAATGCTTCTGTTGGACCGCCAACCTGTGATTTATCCTTGATGATTATCTTGTTTTCAAAACCTTCAAAGTCTATAACTGTGTAGGCTTCGGGGCTGAAAATAAGGATTGAATATATGTCAAGGAGTGAGCCGCCTGTTGATTTGCAACCTGTAGAGCCGATTGCTCCACCACCGTTTGCCCAGATTTTGGCCTGTGTTGATTCGATGAATCTGAGGTTTTTATATGCGCCAACTTCAAATTCGTTAACGTCTCCCTGAGATGCATACTGAGATACGGGAACCCAGCCTGTAAGCTGTTCAAGGTCATATATTACATCGGGGTGAGTTATACAGAGATATGTCGGTCTGATTGGAGTTGTACCGATTCCGGTAGCAGCTTTAATCATATTCTTGAAAAACTTTGCTTTGTTGTTTTTCATTGCTCGTACAATCTTGTCAAGCTCCGCCGTAGTAACTTTTGTCACTATGCTTGTTCTTGCGCCGACTGCGCCGCCCCTGAATACAGATGTACCGGCATTAAGGATGTCCCTGTCAACTATATCGATTGACTCTGATTTGCACTGTCCGATTTCCTCTGTAGCTATTGTAAGTACAGGGTCAGGATTATAAAGATCGACTTCTTCTGTCAATTCTGTATATGCTGAATACAGGTCAACAGTCGCTGTCTTGTCTTCCTTGCTCCACTGCATCGGATCAGGGTTTACCCCTTCAATGCCTTTGTTAATTACCTGGGGGAAAGAACCGTATTTACGCACTTTGTAGGTATTACTTTCGCCTTTAGGTACAGTTCTTTTCATACCGAACATTCCATGAACAAGGTTCGGCCTGTTGGTTTTGATGTACAGCTTATCATAATATTCGGAGTGTGGACTTCCGATCTGTGTGCTTGTGGTTTGTGGCATATTATTATCCTCTTAGTTATCCGTGATAACCGGCCTTTGTTCTCTCAACTATTGCGTTAAAGTCTTCATCGGGCATATTTTCCCACTTGCTTGCAGCTGTTTTAACTGATGCAGCGGGCGCATTATTAAGAGTCTGAGGCTGGTTTAAATTTGTCGTAATCTTGTCAACAACCGTCCTTGACTGCTGTTGAATAAGTTTCTGAATATACTCATCAGATCCTCTCCCTATACGGTAAGCTACCTCCGGGGGGTTCTGACTGTTTAAAATATACGCTTTCAGGCCTGGATCTGCTGCAGCGAGTTTGTCAGCATATTGCAATACTTCTTCATAATCTGAATGAGTTGCTTTTGCTTCGGCTATCTGACCTTTTACTTCAATAGCTTTAAATCTTTCTTCAACAGTCTGAAACCTATTGTTCATCTGCTGTTCAATAGTTCCATAAGTGACAAACTCTTCCGGGTCAAACTGCGGTTCCGGTTTAGCCTGTACTGCCGGCTGTTGAGTCTGAGTCTGCTGATTGGCAAGTGCCATCTGCCTGTAAAACTCTGCACGTTCTTCTGCAAGTCTTGCCTTTTCCCTTTCGCTCTGTAATGCAGCTATAGGGGCGTACTGCTCCTGACTGGTTGGCTGGCTTTCTCCTGCGGGCTGTTCTATTTGCCCTTCGCCTTCAACTGCCGGGGTTACTTCTGTTGTTGAGGATGTCGGCTCCTCGTAAGTCTCGACCATTTCATTCGGGTCTGGCATAATGTTTCCTTTGCTGCTATATTATTTATCCTTTCGCAAGGACTCCAATATCAATTAGTATGCGTTGTTGTTTCAGGCTTTGTTCCATACTTCTTTTCAAAACCTTTCTTCTTGTCATCTTCGTTGGCATCATCACCCGGAGGTGTGTTATCTTTTGCTTTATCATCCCACCTGAGAATAACTGCAGTAAGACGATTAAATAACGGATTGTTATAGTTCCTGTTTCCCAGGTTTTTCATGCCTTCATCAATCCAATACATCTGAGCAAGGTCGAGTCCATCTTCCATAACGTCAGCATATTCCGGGTAATCCTCCATGAATCTGTAATGCTGACTTTTAGATATCCCTATTGCTTTATATGCATGAGTGATAGACTTCCCCTCTCTAAACTGGTTGAGAATGATATCTTTCCAGTTGCCTGGTAAATCTTTCATGGTTTTAAGCGGTGTCATTGTATTGCCCCCTGAGGGATTTGAGCCATTGCCTGCGCTGCCTGCATCTGCATGGCCTGTTGTTGCTGCTTTTGATAATCTGCAAGGAGTTTATCTTTCTCTTTCGCCGGTACGGACATGTATTCAACTATTGATTCATAAGGTACCGGGATTCCATACTGTCTTTGTTCTGTGAGCTGTGAGTATATCTGCATTCTGCGGGTAGGAGAGTATGACACTTCATCAACTTCGCAGTCATATTTAGCGTTTTTAATCCGTTCTTCAAAATCTGGTGGAACAATTACATCTGTGCCGCATATTCGCTGTATTTTTTCAACTGTGAACTTTTCGCGGATAAGCTCTATGATTTTATCACCGAGCATTTTAACCGCGAATGAAAGGTTATCCGGCAGTTCTGATACTGTGGCAAGTCCCTGCTGTAATCTGAGCTGTATGGTTTTCCCTGTATCTGCTGAAGAGTTAAGCTGCCCGAGCATTTCAGGGTTTACGCCGAATTGCTGTATATCGTTGCTGAACATCTGCTCAAGCTGGAAAAGGCCTGACGGCATCCCGGGAGGGTCCACCTTTGTAAGGGTTCTACCAGGATTCTTCTCTATGTATTTTGCGCCAGCTCCTGCCCTGGTTAATTTGCTGTTATCATCAACTGCGCCTTTGTCCCCGATCCAGAGAGCGTGCGGCATGGAGTTAATAGCCAGCATGATATTACTTCTTCGCTTATTCTTCTCGCGCTGAGGGTCTTTTAATACTTTGACTATCCCTTCGAGCTTCTCTTCCCATCTGTCATGAGATGAATCGAAAAAGCCCCATAGCGGGATAAACGGATAAAGCGTTGAGCCATACGGTGATTTATCGTTATATACAAGCATATTATCACCGACAAGGATTCTGAGCTTCATCACTTCAGCATCTTTTTTGATAACTTTAAAATGCGGATTCTCTGCAAGTAAAAGCTTCAACCGTGTATCATCCAGCGTCCATTCAACCACGTCTGAAGGGTCAAGGGTGTTAATTATGAATTGCCTTTTTTCTATGTCTCTGAACCAGAACTCTTTTACCTGTAAATGTTTATTCCGGTCTAACCTGATTTCATTATGCTTGTATTCTGAATTGCTTGTAAGGGCTGTTCCTTTCGCGTCTTCAATAGCTTTTGCATAATCGGGATACATTACCTTAAGCTGTTTCTTTGATACAAGGGCGTGCTCGAATATGTACCCGGCATCAGACAGATCCCGCTGTGTGAGGTGCGGATCAGGTGTTATATTGAATGCGTTCTTTTTGCGGATTATAATATCACCGTGGAGAGGGTCTTTCCTGTAATCTATGTAACAGGAGAGCCACCCAAGGCCGCCGATAACTTCATCTTTGTATGCGTCAGAGATTGCGTATTCAGCATTCTGTGAAGACATTACCCACTTGATTGTTGATGAAAGTACATCACAGGTAATCTGGTCTGAACCTTCTACGGGGTGAACAACTATATCAGATCTGTTCTGTTTTTGTAACCCGACAAGTACATCAACATTCTTTTTAATAAGATTAAGGTTGAGAGCGGGTACCTTTTTCTTTTTGGCTTCGTTGTAGTCTGCATCATCCCACTGTTTTGACAGGTAAAATTTATGACATTCCCCTGCTTCAGTCTTGTATGAGCTGAATGTCTGAGTTGCTTCCTGGTAGCACTCGTTGATTTCTTTGATTAAGTTATTATCATTATCTGACATTATACTGCCATCCAGCTGTATTCTGCGGATTCTTCTTCAAAAGGATTACCCCATTTGAACTTTTTCTTTTCGGTCTGAACTGCTTTTACAGCAGGGAAGGTAAGTGTTATATCGAATATTCGAGACATTGCATCAAGGATATCATCATGCTGTGAGTATGGGAATTTATTGAACTCTTCTTCAAGGAATATCTCTATGAGGTCTTGAGTTTTCCCTTCGTAATTCTCATAAAGCAGGGAGTGGGGGAGCATGAACTTCTGATTCTGGAAGAGCGGGACCAGCCTTTTAATACGCTCCACCTTTGCGGTAATTCCTCCCACTTCGGTTATCTTGAAATATACTGCTTCTTCATCCATCTTAATGTTAAAGAAGTCAATGTCTGACTGCATTCCTATGCGCTCATAGGCTACATCCATGGGCTGATATTTATATACAAGCTCTTTCAGCTTTATCCATCTTTCCATCAGATTCAGTCTGTCCCTGACTATATCAACCAACCAGTAATTATGCAGTGCATCCAACCCGATAGTTACCATTACTGTATAGTCGGTACGCTTTGTTTTACTGTTTGCAGGGTCACATATTACATAAAGATTCATGTCTTTAAGTTCAGGCCTGCTCAAAGGTTTTACTATCCAGGAGCGTTTAAAGCCCTGCCGTGATTCTGCCACGGGGTTAAGAAGGTTCTGTGAACTGTATATATACTCTCCCTGCTTATCAAATTTATCCTGAAGCATCGCTGCGGGGAGCAACACAGGGATCCCGCCTTTAAGCCCTTTCCCTGTTTCAGGGTCAACTTCTGAAGCTCTTTCAGATACTTTCCATTTGCCGGTTTTAATAAGGTCTGAATACAGGTCATTGAAGTGATAACGCGTACCGAGAACTGTAAACCAGCTCTCTTCGGTTGTATCACCCAGGTTGTCAGCCATGGAAAAAGAATCTTTTACTTTCTCAATTTGTGAATCTGTGTTGGTATTATTCGGGTCAACAAGGTCATCAAACAGGAGATCGGAGAAATGGCAGCCTGTCGGCATGTGATCAACCAAGCCATACGCTCCAACTGAGGGTTCTTTCAGGTTGTTCCCTTTTAAATAAAGACCATCAAGTTCAGACCATTTAAGAGCCTGCCGCTTCGGATTCTCATAGAATATATGAGGCCAGAGTTTGGGGAGTAAAGGGTTAGACTCCAACCAGCCTTTCATCTCCCGGAGGTGAGTTTTTGCGAGGTCACGTGTACAGGAAAATATACCCACTCTGCGTGTAGGGTCCTGTATAAGCCGATGAATAGTTTTTGCGTGAGTGCGTAGACTGCTTTTCCAATGCCCGCGTGCCCACATGTACATGGTGTAATTTTCTTCGCGGTCTATTTCCTGGCAGGCTGAATATATAAAAGGATGTTCAAGGAGTGATTTCTTTTTCTGCTGAATGATAAACCAGTAAAAAAACCAGAAATCACTTTCGGCAATATAACGGATTAACTCAAGATCCTCTCCTTTGCGCTTGCGTCTGAGTTCTTCGATGTCTGTTAGAATGTCATTATATTTATATTTAAGGTCAGCTGCTGACGAGTGAATACCGAGCCTAACAAGATTAGGCTCGGCCTGTTCAACAAAAGGAGAGATGTGTAACTGCTTTGACATATATACCGTACCACAGTGCTGTCCGGTTGTGTCAAGTAATTATTTTAGAATTTGCTGAAATTGTTTAATAATGACATAGTATCAGTTATGTTAGTATCACTCGTATTCAATAGCCATTGGTACGTTTACGAGTCTACCAATTAAGTTTCCTTCAGACATTATCAATATCAAATTTTCGCTGGTTCCATCTGCGTATTCAATCGAATGATCTTCCATTCTGTCGATAACACCTCCGGTTAGCCTCATACCTTTGTTGTAACTTCTTGCGCCCATTTGGGAAACAACATCAACACTGTTCACTAATTTCATAAATTCCTCCTTACGAAAGACGGCTAAATTTTATCTATTGAAAAACCTTCTGTTCTCAATTCTCTATGTAAGCCATCAAACGCCCATTCATCGCAATATTCAAAACTGCTTGTATGATGTCTCTGCTCACAATTTTCTTCAAAGCAATCTCCCATATCTACACCGTTTCTATACAAGCAGTTACCGCAACATTTCAAATCATTCTCGTTCATAAACCCTCCTGTTAGTTTTGTGATATTTTGTACTTCCATCCACATTTAAATCCATTGTCATCGGTTTTAACACAAAATTTATTTCCTCTATCAATTTTTCAGCAATCTTAATGGCTCTCTCACTCTGAAAAACTCCTGCCCGTTCTGGGAACTCCCAACACATCGATGATTGTCCTATCGCCTGCATTACAATGCTTTTCAAATTATCGGTCATAATATATCTCCTTACATAGTACTCATTATGTTATATCTTTGGTCGCCTCTAAAAATTCATTCTCCCTCAGCTTCGGGATTGACTTTCCCAAGTGACAGACCGAACACAGGTACATGATGTTTCCCGGATGGTCGAGTCTGTCACCGTACTTCTTGCGGTTGAATTTAGTCTGTGAAAAAAGATGGTGCTTTCCTTCTGCGAGCCTCTTACCGCATAATTCACAGAGTCGGTTCATTCGCATTGTTGCTTTAAATACTGTATCGCATTATTAGCCTGTTCTATCCATCTTGGCTTAACCATTGGATCTGCTGTTAATCTCCGGTATATTTCGTCCCATTCTTCCACTGGATCAGGAAGTATGTACCCATTATCAATCATTTTAAGCAATCCATCATTTATGACTGATGGCATAGCATTAGGATAGATACTTAGTAATAACAACTCTGCATCCTGTTTTGTCAGCTTCACCTTTTTGTTGAGTTCAACAATAAGGTCTGCTTTCATTTCCCATTTGGGATAACCTTCTTCAGTGGTTAAACATGCACCATTAGGACAGTTACAAGCTGCACTTTCGCCACTGTGTTTACATGTATCACATCCTTTAATCATATCGTTCCGTACCCTCTGTCAAAATCCGGCAGGGAATCTCCCTCGATACAATGCCACAAATGAAAGCAATAAGGATGTAAATTTACATGATGCTTTGATTCAGGGAATACCATTATTGCTTTCACATCACCAATGAAGATGTCTTTAACCTGTTTTATCTCTTCGTATGTAGGATATTTATTCGGTCTTGCAAGTGACAGATGTATCCAGAGTTTACCATCAAGTTCTTTTGCAATAGAGTATATTACTGTGAGCAAACCCTTGCGAAACTTCGCTCCATCTTTTCCCTGTAACTCAATATTAAAACCAGCCTTATTTATTCGTTCATAGAATATCATTCTTCCCCATCCTGTCAGCTTCGGTCATAAAATCCCACGCCCACTTATCACAACAATTACTGGACGGTGAGCACTTCTTTGTAAATCTGCACCATTCACGGTATTTCCCTTCGTCCTCATACCTGAATCGATTGATACAATTACCGCAACACTTTAGCCTGTATTCGTCACTCATGCAGTACTCTCTGCGGATCCGCGTAAAATGCAGCGAATAAAGCTGTGTCTGCTGCTTCTTCTATGGCGTTGTTGAAATCATGCTTGTGTACTGCGTCAACAAGTTCATCTATCTCTTTCACCATAAGTCCGAGCGTTTCACCGTCAGACATATTAGTCCATGTACCCTTGTGAGCGTTAGCCTCGAATTTGCGGTTAATTGCTTCAATGAGCTTGTCAACGATTGCTCTGTCTCTCATAGGGTAACTCCATGTTTTTTCAGAAGTTCAGCAATTTTATTGCTCATATTACATCCTTGACATGATGCTTCTGTGAAATAATGGCATTTTTTAAGCAACTTTATCAACTCCACTTTTTCGGCTTCGAGTTTTTCAATCTTCTCATACAGTTTTATTTTCTGCTTTTGACTTTGTGATTGTTTTAAAGCTTCGTTTTCTGATTTAAGCTCCTCGACATATTCATGTATGCCGCCCCTGAATCCTTCGTGATATTTATCAACTTCTTCTTTGAGTCTGTAATAATCATCTCTTGCTTTACTCACTTCGCTCTACCTCTCCATAAGTTCACCCAGTGTCGCTTAATCATAACAGCGTCATTCCGTGTCGGCTTAAAGCTCATGCAGAAATAAACGAACAGGCAGAAGAATATAAGCAATCCGAGAAAAGCACCAAGTACAACGCTACATACTACAAACACACAATAAGCAAACTGCATCAATACTGGTATGTTCATTTCCATGTCTCAATCTCCACTATGATTTTGCTTCCGGCTCCTTTCTTTGCCGGTTCTTTAATTACTGCAAAATGATGTATGTTCTTATCGTCATCGATTATCCCTGCTTTTTTCATTCCGTCAAAAACAGGCTTTACGAAATTATCAATATCAAGGTATGTCTCGACAAAGATCCTCACAGTGTACGGAGGGTTGAGAATTATCTTTCGACTGTAATCAGTCATAAGCTCCGTAAGTGTATCTGCAAAAAGTCTATACCGAGAATCAAGATACAGTTTCCCTGTCTTTGGATTATACCCATACTTACGATTTACAGAAGGGAGCTTTACATTTTCAACATCAAGTATTATCATACTTCAACCCCACATTCGTAATCCATCCAGTTCATCTCAAGGTCATGCACTGATATGCCTGACACTTCGCTCATTATCTGAATTGCATTGTTGTAATATTCCTGAAAAGCATCCTTGTCTTTTGCCTGGTTGCTGATGCTCCCTGTACGGACATGTACTGTACCGTCAGGGAATACAATACGGCTTTCAATGCAGTTCAGTCTGAGCTTCAGGTATTCATCCACAGTGTTCTTGTTATCGAGAAAATCAAGCGCAGGGTCTATCTTGTGATTGTTTGCTATGAGATTACACAAAGCCCAGTATTTCTGTGTCAGCGGATAGAACCTATCTTTCTTAATGTCTGACTGTACCATTTCACCGTCACCGAATTTCCCGCAGTATTCCACGTCTGAAGGGTGTACCGGAAAGTATGCGTTGAGTCCCACATCTTCAGGGAGTACGGGCTTTTTAACCAGGGTTGTTTTCATTGAGCCTCTTTTTTAATTCAGTAATTATTCTGTTCTGCTCGATTATCAGGTTAAAGTCTGATATCTTTCTATCCTGCCAGTCTTTTAACGCCTTCTGAGCCTATTCAAATAACTCTGTCATTTGCGCCTCCGTGTTCTGTTGTTTGCAGTCATAGTTCTGTCACATAATAAGCATCTGCGCGTTGTTCTCCCTGAAGAGAACCGGATAATTACTGTATCCTCTTCGGGGAAATACTTCTTACAGTTTGTGCATTTCAAATATCCTTTAATACCTTTACCGCCCCTGTTTACACTGTGCTTCTGCCTGTTCGCGTTCCATGCCCTGTAATGCTCATGCAGCTGCTCTTGTATTACAGGGTTTATATCGTTGTATATGGTGATCTTTTCAATCTCCATAACCTTTACCGACCTGTACTCTGTTATCATCCGGCTTTGCTGTTATGCGTGCGACTAATCTTGAATCAAGTCTCCGGTTCTCTTCGCTTAACTTTATTATCCGTTCACATAGTTCATCGAATAAATCTGTCAGCGTATCAGGGTTAAGCTCGTATTCAAGCAGCCCCCCGATAACCGGCTTTGCTTCGATTCTGGTTCTGCCGGTGAAGTTCACCGGACAGTGTTTGCCTCTGAGTTTTAGTTTAATCATCTTATGTCTCCTCAGTGTTTATGCAATTTGATATAAATATTTTAATTGAAATAACATAGGCTCAATAGTTGCAGCTGCAAGGCCTGTTGGTACCGCATTGCCGATCATCTTGACCTTAGATTTCCATGAGAGTTTTAATTCGTTATGATTAAAATATCCGCGCGGGAATCCTGATATTTCGGCAAGTTCTTCAGGCGTGAGAAACCGCATTGATATATCGAAATCAACCCCTGATACAAGCGCATACTTATTTGATGTCATAACAGCATTCAGTGGCTTTTCAATACTTTGATTCTGTGATTCTGGATGCCCGGAGCTGTTAAAATATGCAGTTATAAACTGAAACTTCTCTCTTGTCGTGATAGCTCCTGCAGGTTTATTCAACGACTTATTATTTGCTTCAGGCTTACCATTACTATTGTATTGTTCGGAGACAAACTGGCAGGTTATCAGTTGCTTCGTCTGTCTTGTCATTTGAGTCTTTAAAGGCTTTTCTACCAGTTGAGACTGACCTCCCCATACATGATCTGTAATGAACTGCTTTTTCTCGACAGTACAAAGTGCATGTCTGTTGTTTGTGCTAATAACATGACATGGCTTTTCAATGCTTGCCGTTGCATCATCCCTGCCGTAATACTCAACCAGAAAATTCTTCCTTTCAATCGACACAAGGGCATGACGGTCCTTTGTTGTCACTGTATGACAGGGCTCGTTTATACTTGTAACGTTTTCTCCCGTGCCATAGTATTTCATTAAAAAATACATATCAGGATAAAACTTTTTAATTCCTCCCGCTATTCTCCGAAGTGTATTTTCAGAAAGCGGCTTTGTCCGTCCAAAAATAGATCTTCCGTGATTATCAAGATCTATACACTCTTTAACCGGTTTCCACTGCGGCAGACCGAGGATATTTTCTGCATCCGGGTGATGTGTGGCAGATTTCCAGCGGATCGGGATGTCCTTTTTTGTGAAGATGATAAAAAGCCTTTCTCTCCTGGTATGGCAACCGTAATCAGCGGCATTTAATATCCTCCACTCACAATTCGGGTACCCGAGATCCTTCATCTCTTTTATCCAGCGCCTGAAATCATCTCCTTTTTTTGACTTTATCGGCTTCCCATTATCATCAAGGGGGCCCCAGGTTAAAAACTCCCGGACATTTTCAATCATAAATACAGACGGATTGCAGTGCTTTACATAGCGCGGCATTTCATCGGCCAGAGTCCTGCTGTCGGCATCTTTCGGCTTGCCTCCTTTGGCGTTGCTGAACTGTGTGCATTCCAGAGATGCCCAGAGAATATCCACCCTATCGAGTTCCTTTTCATCCTGCTGCCTGATATCTGCCTGAAAATGTCTTGTCTCCGGATGATTCTTTTCATGCGTGGCTATTGAAACCGGATCATGATTGAGAGCCCACAAGACCTTTACGCCCGGAAGTGAGAGAGCCCCTGTTGTAACTCCACCACCGCCGGCAAATAGATCCCCGAAAGTAATATCATTATATATAAAATTCATATTGCCTACTCGAACGGGATATCATCATCAGAGAACGGATTCTCTTCGTAGTATTTACTGTCAGGTGGATTGCCAGTACCGCTGCTCTGTTCTTCACTTTTCCCGCCTGATAGAAATTGAAAGTTCTCTACAACAACTTCAATTTTACTTTTCTTGTTGCCCTCTGAATCGTCCCATCTGCGCTGCTGAAGTCTTCCTTCGACTGCGATCTGTTTTCCTTTTTTGCAATATTCCGCAATCACTTCACCGAGCTTTGACCATGCGACACAATCAAAGTATGAAGTCTGCTCCTTCTTCTCACTGCCCTGCGTGAATGTTCTGCCGTTAGCGAGTGAAAAGCTGCATACTGCTGCGCCTGCGGGGGTGTACCTTAGCTCAGGGTCACGGGTGAGCCTGCCGACTAATATTACTCTGTTAAGGTCTGATGCCATTTACTTTCTCCTTGAGTTAGCTAACAAAAAAACAATCAGGGCAATTATCAAATAAATCACTAATGGTATCCATGCCGGAGCAATCACCCATAACCATGACCATTTTATAACTCCTGTTAGTTTTAATACAATAAACACAATAGTTAGTAATCCTATAAAACTTATTCCACCGCTTGAACTACCTGTTGTTGAATTTTCCATTTACTTTCTTCTCCTGTTTTTTATTCTCTTCACTGCTGCTCTGTGCCTCATGCAGTAATTTACATAACCAAAATAATTGCTTCCTGTACTGAATATCCATCTGCTTCTAAAAGTGCGGCCTGTGAATATCCGTTCAAACTCTCTGAAAAAATCTGCGTATTTGAAAAAGGTTGATATCATCTGTTCACTCCTGTTCGTTCAAATAATTTGTTTACGTTCTGATTGTATATGTCCGGGTTCTTATACATTGAAGGTCTGCCGATATGCCAGCCGTGACACTTCGGGCATTTATACACAAGGCACTTGCTCCCGGTCTGCTCAAACATTCTGTGTGCTGCTTTCTCCGCTGCTTTGCGGTTGAGGTGTTTTACCTTCGTGCATGGTTTCATTCGAATAACTTTCCTTGTTCAAGGTCATAAAGCTTATTTTTAATACGTGCAATTTTCATCTTTATACCTCTAACTTTTGTTATATGTTTATTTAATTCGTTCTCTGCTGTAGTTAATTCGCATTGATGTTGATATAATCGATTGCGCAATTCTCTCTCTCTCTCTCTCTCTCTCTCTCTCTCTCTCATATCTTCATCCCTTTACTCATGTCTGTTATTAAGTTCATGGCTTCGCCCTTGTGATATTCAAGCGCGGCAGCGCATATATTCTTATCCCCAAACATAAGCGGTAGCTTGTCTCTCCGTGTGCTTTCTCCGAATAGGATCTGCGGTTGATTGCTCTCCGGTACTGCTTTTGTAAACGCGGAGATAAAGTTCTTTCTGTGCCAGTGTTCATCATCGGGTTTCCTCTGACAAAATGCGGGCCACCCTCCGAAACTTTTAACAGCTTCCTGCGCTCTGAGGTCTGATATGATTACATGGTCAAGGCTGTTACCTGTGCGCGTGAGTTCGTCAAACCAGCGTGAGGCTTCGGTTTCCTGGTTGTTGTCTTGTTTAAGAACATTATTTATCTGTGTTATATCAGGAGGGGTTTTATAAGCTGCTGAATATTCTTCCCTCAGTTTCCAGTATAGCTTTTCAAGTTCAGTTGTGGGAACTTTAGCCGGGAGATATACAGCAAGCTCTGCTTTATGCACTGGATTGTATAAGCCATAGGCATTTTCAATACGTGTTAAAAATTCAGCATACGGATTTGCCATTGTTTTCTCCGAATAGTTTTTCGTTTTCTGCGAGTCGTTGTTGATAATCAAAATGCGTGGTTGTTGCGTCAGATAGATCTGGTTCATCTGTCCAGCGTTCTTCTGACAAGTATCGGAAAGGATTAAGTCTGTATCTTTTATTCGGTGTATCACGAACATATTCGCCAACATGAGCAAGTATTTCTGAATAAAGTTCAGGTGATATTTTAGCCCATACTTTTAAGCATCCTGCTTTATTCTTTTTCTTGTTGTATAACGCCCAAAAAGTTTCAAACATAAACAGCGATTCTTCGCTTAACTTATTATTTGGTTTTCTATTTGGTTTATTATCTGTGTTTACATTTGGTATAGGTTCGCCCGTTTGGTCACTTCCATTTGCCTGTTTAGACACTTCCATTTGCCCGTTTGGTAAAATGGATTCGTCCGAAAGGGCATACCATAAAGTACGGTCATAAGTCTTTTTATTATAGTTTCCGGTTATTAAAACATTCTGTTCTTGAAGAGATTTTAATATTCTTCTGATTTGCTTATCAGTCCAGAATGGGAAAAGTTCTTTGTATGCTTTGATTGAATTATATGTCCATGTGTGTTCATCGAAAAAATTAACACCATTGGCTTTGTTGACCATAATCCAATATTTGATATTATACAGGATTACGGATTCTTCAAGGCCGTAACTGATTGCATCTTCAATATCAAATATGTACTGCATCAGTTTTCACCTTTAATTTTTTTTAATAATCTTTCGGAAAACAAAGAAGAGAGAGTGAAAATAAACTCATCATCATATTCAAAACATTTCTCTATCAATTTAAAAACACTTGAGACAGGGACGCCTGATTTGCGAGAAAGTGTAATTATTGATGTTAAAGAATTATAAACTACGGAGCTTTCTACAATTTCTGAAAAAAATAAATGTTTTGCAAGTTCAAGTTCTTCGTGTTCTTCATTGTGACATTTTGCGCAACAAGTCGCCAGATGTTCATTGCCGACCTCCCATGGATCACCTTCATATTTAAAATGATGTACCATTAACATTGATTTTGTATCACCACAAAATTTGCACGTCCAGTTATCTCGCTGAAATATTTCCAGTCGCTTCTTTTGCCATCGTGGGTCTTTAAGTTTCTCTGAATAATTGCTCATAGTTGCCTCACTCAATAGTCAGTGAGGACTGCCCCTCTTTGTAAAGTTCATCGACAAGCACCTGAAGCTCTCCTCCCTGCTTGCGGATCTCTTTCATCTCCTTCCAGGGGAACGGCTGAAATATCATTTTACCAAGCATTTCGGGTACATATCCCGCTTTCTCTATGTACTTATCATAGTCTTTGATATCAGTGTTGAGCTTCATTGAGCCGTTTTTGAGTGTGAGGGTTTTTTCTTCTCCTCTGGTGTTGATAAACTTCAGCTTTGTAGCGTTGTCGTTGTTCATGCGCTGTATCATGTTAGCTGTAATGTTTTGCTTATAGAATTTAATTTGCGCTTCTAATACCTTAATTACATCAAGCCCGGCGGCGCATACCTCTTCAGGGAATGTATTCGGGTTGTTGCCGAGTTCATGCAACGTCAGATTTCCTTCAATTGGTATTTGAAGTTCGTTCATGCGGTAGCCTCCGTCCATTGTGCTTTTAACTGTTCGACAAATTTGTCCTGCTCTGTAATTTCTTCAGTAGTCCATGTGAATTTTGCACGTTTGTCGTAATAGAATTTTAATTGCTTTTCATTCTTGACTTTATCAAGTTCCTGCATGATTTTTACATGGTCGCCTTTCTGGAGTTCTATTTCACCTTTCGGGTTCTTTAGTGCTGCGGGTGTGTGCTTGCTTTCCGGTTTATTCTCTGGTTGTTTGCTTGCTGAATTACCGTCATCATCATCCTCTGATGCAATAGATAGCATTGCCGATAACTGATAACGTCTGCCGTATGTGATTGCGCTTCCCTGTCCCTGTGCTGTGTCTTTGTCTGTCTTGATAAACATGATGTCTGACTGTATAAACTGACCGGATTCATGTATAATCATTGTCTGTATGCCTATTGCTTCATTTTGTGTTAATGTATTCTGAACAATAGACAAACCGTGTTCTGCCATTAGCGGTCTTATGTACGAGAGTATGTCATTTAACGGTGCATATTTGGATTTGAAAAATGGATTTATTGCTGAATTTTTCGGGTTATCCAGTTCTTTATTGAGATCTTTTAAAGCCTTGCTTAACTCAGCCATGTTGGCGGTGTAGTTCATCAGTTCCCCCTGTATATATAAATGAATTTGTGATTATGTCGGATTACCAGATCGGGAAGCCGATCTGGTAATGGATACTCACTGCGTATTATCATTTTATTACCTTGCTTTGTAATTTGCGTGGTATCTTCAGGCCTTCGGGGATAGTGCAT